GGATTAGCGGTAACGTAACTACTGTAGCTGGTATATCAAGTGATGTGACTGCGGTTGCCGCAGATGCTTCTGATATTGGAGCAGTAGCTGCCAAAGCAACTGAGATAGGTAGACTTGGGACTACTGATGCTGTAGCAGATATGGTTTTGTTAGGTACTACAGCCTGTGTTGCTGATATGGCAATTTTAGCAACAACCGACATTGTAGCAGACTTAGCAATACTAGCTACAACTGATATAGTGGCTGACTTAGCTATACTAGCCACAACTGATGTAGTGACTGATTTAGCAATCTTAGGTACTGCCGATGTAGTGGTTGACCTGAATACATTGGGTACTGCGGATGTAGTAACAGATATGAACACGTTAGGAACAAGCGGTAATGTTACTAATATGAATACATTAGCTGGTATTGCTGCTAACATTACTACAGTCGCAGGAATATCAGCCAACGTAACTACCGTTGCTGGTGTTAGTGCCAATGTAACTACAGTCGCAGCAAGTATTGCAGATGTAAATCGTTATGCGGCTGAATACCAGATTGATGACTTTTCACCTTCAGCACCTTCAACTGACGGTAGTGGTGCCAGTCTATCAGATGGTGATCTAGCTTACGACACTACGGCAAATCAATTAAAGGTTTATAATGGTTCATCATTTGATAGGATAGGACTTACCCTAGCAGAAACTCAAACAGAAGCAAGTAACGCAGCCGTGGCGATGTCCATTGCCCTCGGATGATACTGATATTAAAGGATAAATTATGGCAAATGCATTTAAGAACAGAACACTAAGAGCGGTAGGAACATCTCCAGTAGATGTTGGTGCAGTCGTAGCAAGTAGCACAGAAACTACATTGATCGGAATGACTCTGGCTAATATAACTTCAGGAGTTATATCAGTTACCGCTACTCTTCATGATGGCTCTAACACCACGCATATCGTGAAGGATGCACCTATACCAACGGGTGGTTCGCTGGTACTTCTCGGTGGAGACCAGAAGGTGGTACTTAATGTTGGTCATAAAATAATAATAACATCAAATACGGCATCAAGTGTCGATGTTGTAATGTCTTTCTTAGAGATCACGTAACATGGCAACACTAGGACGTAGTCCGGGGGCAGCCCCATTAACAAGTGCAGACATACCTAGCGATAGCATAACTGGTGCTAAGGTAGCTGATGATGCTATAGATAGCGAACATTATGCGGCTGGGAGCGTTGATGCGGCTCATGTTGCGGCAGATGTTGCAACTACGGCAGGGACACAGACATTTACTAATAAGACACTTACAAGTCCTGTATTAACTACACCAGCATTAGGGACACCAGCATCTGGAGTTATGACTAACATGACAGGAGCAGTTACTGCTTCCTTAGTTGATAATGCAGTCACACTTGCAAAAATGGCAGGAGGTACAGATGGTAATTTAATCACTTACGATACCTCTGGTGACCCTGCTTATGTAGCAACAGGGACAAGTGGTCATGTATTAACTTCTGCTGGTGCGGATGCTGTACCTACTTTTGCTGCGGGTGGTATTGCTGCTTCTCATGATGCAGTCGCAAAGGCATGGGTTAATTTTGATGGAGAGGCGGCGGAGTATGCAGACAATCCGGCTCCTATAGGAAGTGATTATAATGTTACATCTATTGATGATAACGGGACAGGAACGCAAACAATAAATTTTGCAATTACTCTTGATGCTGACTATTGTTGGGTAGGTTCAGTAAGGTATCAGAATACGTCATGGGCAGCAGGAAATTTGAGTGCACGTTCAAATTCTCCCAAAACTACAACAGCATTAACAGTGTGTACTTCTATTACTTCCTCACTTACATTTATAGATATGCCTGAAATTAATGTAGTTATATTTGGAGTTTAAAAATGAGAATAATATATAAAATACCAGACGGGACAGTTTCAGTTATTTATGCCTCACCAAATTGGAGAGGCACAATGGAAGAACTTGCACAGAAAGATGTTCCAACTGGACTGAAATATAAGATTATTGAAGATTCAGATATTCCGAGTGATCGTTTATTCAGGAACGCTTGGGAAGTTGATGAATCAGAACTTACAGACGGAGTTGGAGCGTGATAACTATTAGCATACCTAAAGCTAAAGACATAACAAAAGACAGACTCAGAGCAGACCGTAAACCATTGCTTGAAGCACAGGATGTATTGTTTATGAAAGCACAAGAAGCAGAAGATGACACAACTTCTATAGTTGCTGAAAAACAGAGGCTCAGAGACATTACAAAAGATGCAGATTCCTGTACCACAACTGACCAACTTAAAGCACTTTCAGTAACAGAGTAAAACATGAGCTACATCGGACAAGCACCCGGACAAGGACAAGCAGAACGCTTCCTATTCACACCATCAGGAACAGGTACAGCCGTTACAGCGGCTGATGATGGAGTACCCATTGGTTACACAGTCGGTCAGGTGTCAGTCTATCTCAACGGTGTCAAGCAGGTCATAGGTTCAGGGAAGGACGTAACGGCAACCGATGGTAGCACTATTACGTTTCTTGCGGCGTATGCGGCGAGTGATGTTATTGAGGTGATTGCCCTGTCTGCATTCAGTGCGGCTAACACAGTAGCGGCTACAGGGGGCACGTTTAGTGGTGCTATAACTGCTCCCACTATAGATGCAACCACAGACTTCACCATTGGTGGTCTGGTGATAACAGATGCAACAATCACGGACAATGGTACACTAACCATTACTGCAACTACAGGTATTACATTAGGTCAGGATACAGCATTAGCCGCAGGAAAAGATTTGGAAACATCAACAACAGGAAAGGTTAAACAAAAAGGAGCATTCATGCAACATTCATTGACTCAAGCACTCACATTAGGATATTAGGAGAAAATTATGGCAGTCCCAACAGGAAGCGGAACAGAAACTCTACATTCACATTTTTTTGAGGATGTTGATGCAACCCAAACCTTAATTTATGGAGTACAACATCACGTTTATACAGTGTTAAGTATTGTAGTTTATTGTGAAGTACTAAATGCTACAACGGATTTTGGATATTTGCAGATGAAAACATACGATAATCATTCTGCGAGTGGAACAGGATCAACCATGATATTAGCACGATTTAATCCTCAAGTGGGCGAAACATATGTTTGGAGCGACAAGTTCTCTTTCAATGGATATGAACCATCTGGAACAGCAGTATTGAGTGCCGCTGTTCAGATTCTTAATGCGGCTCAAGGAGGTTCTGCTGTTGCTGAGTTACAATTTGCTATGACTCATGCAACTGATGATTACAATATTGGCATAACTTACATCGACCAAGACTGGACATAAGAGAAAATCATGACAGGAATCGTAAATAGTACAGGAGCAAGGTCAGGGATTATTGGGACAACTGTAGGAACGCCTGCTGCTGGAGGAGGTCTAGACCATCTTTTAACAGCTAATTTATCTGGATCAGATACTACAGGCTCGACTTTTATGGATTTATTTTCGGCTACTTATCAATCATATTGGATTGTAATACAATCTATGGGAATAGAAACTAACGGAGGCTCAATTCGGATGCGATTTACTATACCGGGGGTAGCCGTTACAGGAGGTAGTTATCAGTATTCCGTTCAAGGAGCAAATGATTCTGGCAGCATAATAGGATATAGTGGTCAAAGTGCAACTTATGTAGAACTGTATAATAATCTAAGTAATGTTGATGGTGATACTTATAATTTTACAGGTACTTTATATGGATCACGGGATAGAGCAGCTGATGTAAATATGAGTGGAACTGGGTTTACTCATGGTTCTTCTGCCAATTACTTATATAATTTTCACATGGCGTGTGTATGGGAACAACATGCCGTATCAGGTCTGGATTTTTCTGGTGTCCAGTTATATGTAGACTCAGGTGGAGACTTCAATAGTGGTAGTGTTACAATTTTTGGGATAAAAGAGAGTTAATAAAATGAAAATAACAATACAGACAGGTCAGGGTAACCCTGCAACTTTAGAAGATAACAATAGATCAGAGTTTACTATAACTGAGAATAGACAGACTCACAAAAGGGCTGAGAGAAATGATTTATTAGCACAATCAGATATGTACCTTTTACCCGATATAGGGTTGTCTGAAAGTAAGGTTACTAAATGGAAAACATATAGACAGTCACTTAGGGACGTGGATTTTTCTGATCCAGATAATATTACATGGCCTACTAAACCAGATGGATGGAAGGAGTAACACATGGCAACAAGAGCAAGAACACTCGCCAATCTAGGCGGTACAGACTTAGCAACACAAGTAGAGTTGGATGCTGCTACATTTGATGATAACAAAATCCAAACCAACATTGCACTACTTGCCTTCAAAACAGCAGTAAACGGATCACTTGCAAAGTATGACCTGCAAGATCAGATTGTTGATGAATATACGACTAATGCAGGAATAAATACTGGAGATTCTACTTATGAGGTTTTAACT